GCCTATATAAAAATTGTATTAAGAAAAGGTGATATTTCTCCTAGATCTTTACTAACATATGATGTGGGCGCTGGTGGTGAAGGTGGTGGTGGAAGGAATGCATCAGGTGCAGCTGGTGCTAACGGCAGAATAAGAATCACATGGAATTAATTTAATAAATATCTAAAAGGGATGTTTAAAAATGGCTATTTCAACTATTGCTACAAGAGATGATTTCAAAGAATATTGCCTAAGAAGATTAGGTAAGCCTGTTATTGACATTAATGTTGATGACACGCAGGTTGATGATCGTGTGGATGATGCTCTTAAGTTTTATTGGGATTACCATTTTGATGGTGCTGAAAAGACCTTCTACAAGTATGTTATTCAGCAATCAGATATTGATAACAGATATATTCCTGTTCCAGATAATATTAACGGCATTGTTAATATATTTGCTCTTGGTGATTATCTAGCAACCAATAATCTATTCAATATCAGATATCAAATTGCATTGAACGATTTGTATACATTGACATATCAATCTATGGTACCATATTATATGGCCTTCCAGCAACTTCAATTGCTTGAGCAGTTACTTGTTGGTCAACAACCTATTAGATATACTAGAACAACAAATAAACTTTATATTGATGCTGATTGGGTAGCGAAGCTTAATGTTGGAACCTATATTGTTGCAGAAGCTTATTCAGTTGTAGATCCTGATGTATATGCTAGAGTTTGGGAAGACCGTTGGTTGCAGAAATATGCAACTGCTCTTATTAAACAGCAATGGGGATCTAATTTAACTAAATTTACAAATATGCAGTTACCAGGCGGTGTTTCATTTAACGGTGAAAAAATTTATAATGATGCCTCTGCTGAAATTGAAAAGATGGAACAAGAAGTAATTATCGGTTACAGCTTACCAGTTTCAGATATGATGGGCTAAGTATATGGCAACTAATTATTTCTTCAGAAATTTCAGTTCTCCTGGTGAGCAAGGTCTTATTGAAGACCTTATCATTGAATCCATCCGTATGTATGGTGTGGATACTTATTATCTACCTAGAACAGTTATTAATCTGAGTGATACATTTAGAGAACAAGAAACCGCCAGTTTTAATCAAGCTTTATCAATAGAAGCCTATGTTAAGAATATTAATGGCTTTGATGGTGATGGTGAATTCTTATCTAGTTTTGGTGTTGAAGTAAGACAACAGATTACATTTTCTATTGCCAGAAGATCTTTTGATCAAGAAGTTGGTCAACCATCCAGACGTGATAGACCATACGAAGGTGATATTATTTGGTTTCCATTTGATGCTGCTCTTTATCAAATTAAATACGTTGATATTAGACCTATCTTTTATCAGATGGGTTCATTGCAGATGTATGATGTTACATGTGAACTATTTGAATATTCTAATGAGACATTCAATACTGGTGTTCCTGTTATTGATAACACATATAACCATCTTCAAACTTCAATTCAATCATATGATATTTTAACAGAAAGTGATGGTTTACAGTTATTGACTGAAAACGGTGTTGAATTGTTTAAAGAAGAATATGATATACAATTAATTAGTACTGATGCCCAAAACGTATCATTCAATGCATCTGTTGTTGGAATTGTAGATTTTACGGAAATAGATCCTTTCAGTGAAAGTCAGATGAGAATCTAATGATTAGTCCTAATCCATTTTACAATTCACTATTTAAAAAATACGTTGCTATCTTTGGTTCTCTTTTTAACAATCTGAGAATTGATCATTTAGACGTGGCCGGTAACGTAATACAAACAGTTCAAGTACCTATATCATACGGTCCAAGAGAAAAGTTTTTAGCTCGTTTAACAGAGAATCCAACTGGATCAGCTATAACTTCTATTACACTTCCTAGAATGGCTTTTGAAATATCATCAGTTCAATACAACCCATCTAGAAAATTACAAACTCTTAATAAGACTGTGTCTAAACAAACAATTAACGGTGCTAATGTTTATAAGAAGGTTTTTAGTCCCGTTCCTTATGATATTGGAATGAAGCTAGAAATTATGACCAAAACAATGGAAGATGGTCTTAAAATTGTTGAGCAAATACTTCCTTATTTTACACCAGAATGGAATGTTACAGTTCAGTTATTAGCTGGTGATTTCCCTGAATATACTGATATACCTATCGTTTTAGATGGTGTTCAGATGGACGATCAGTATGAGGGTGACTTTAATAATAGAAAAGTATTAACATTTATATTAAATTTTACAATGAAATGTTATTTCTATGGTCCTATTACTGAAAGCAAGCTTATTAAGATTGTTGAAGTTAATCTTTATCCTGATACAACAGCCAATACAACAATTGTAGAGACATCTATTAGACCAGGTTTAACAGCACAAGGCCTGCCTACTTCTAATGCCGATCTTTCAGTTGCTCTTTCAATGATTGAAGAGACTGATAGATATGGATTTATTATAACTTCAGTTGACAAATACGGTGGGGCATAAAGTGGCTAGAAAAGATATTATTTCTCAATCATTAGGTATAGAACCATTGATTGAAGCACCAAGTAAAATTAGTAATGCTATGTCAGTCATTAAGGCTGAGAATAACAATGACTATGAATATGCTCGTAAAAATCTTTATGATATTATTGAAAAAGGTAGTGGTGCTTTAGAAGACATCATTGATATTGCTAAACAATCAGAGTCTGCAAGAGCCTTTGAGGTTGCTACCAATCTTATGAAGACAATGGTGGATGCCAATAAAGATTTGTTAGAATTAGCCAAGAAAAATAAAGAATTGAGTAAAGAAGAAAAAGAAGGTCCATCAACAGTAAACAATAATCTGTTTGTTGGTTCTTCTGCTGAATTATTGAAAATGATAAGAAAAGAAAATGGCTGATACATACCTTGGTAATAAAAATTTAAAAAATAGAGATGTTAGATTACAATTTTCAGCCTTTGAGATTGAAGAATATCTTAAGTGTGCTAAAGATGTCAATTACTTTTGTGAAACATATGTGAAGATTGTTTCGGTTGATAAAGGTCTTGTACAGTTCAAACCTTTTGAATATCAGAAAAAAATGTTTAAAGTATTTGATGATAATCGTTTTACAATTTGTAAGATGCCTCGTCAGGTTGGTAAAACCACAGGTGTTGTTGGTTATCTTCTTCATAAGATATTGTTCAATGAAAATTATAATATAGCCGTACTAGCTAATAAGCACGTGCAATCTAGAGAAATTTTATCACGTATTCAATTAGCCTATGAATGGTTACCTAAGTGGTTACAGCAAGGTATCATTGAATGGAACAAAGGTAATATTGAACTTGAAAATGGTTCAAAGATATTAGCATCAGCCACATCATCATCTGCTGTTCGTGGTCAGTCCTATAACCTTATCTATCTAGACGAGTTCGCATTCGTTCCCCGTAACATTCAAGATAGCTTCTTTGCTTCTGTGTTCCCTACAATTTCTTCTGGTCAATCTTCAAAACTATTAATTACTTCTACTCCTAATGGTATGAATTTATTTTATAAAATTTGGATGGATTCTGTTAATAGTAATAATGATTATGCCAGAGTAGACGTTCATTGGTCAGATGTTCCAGGTAGAGATGAAGCCTGGAAAGAATTGATGATTCGTAGTACATCAGTTGATCAATTTAGACAAGAATTTGAATGTGAATTTCTTGGTTCAGCTAATACCTTAATTCACCCTGCTGTCTTATCAAAGTTGGTTTACAATACACCACATAAAGTATTACATGGTGTAAGATTTTATAAAGAACCTGTTGAAAATCATATCTACTCTATCACTGTTGATGTGAGTGAAGGATTAGGATTAGATAGTTCATCTTTTGTTGTTATTGATTGTACAACCATTCCTTATGAGGTTGTAGCTACTTATAATGATGCTGATATATCTCAATTAACTTTTCCCACTCTATTAGCCAATATTGGTATGTATTATAATGAAGCTTCAATTTTAGTTGAAGTTAATGTGGGTTCACAAGTGGTAAATATATTACAACAAGATTTAGAATATGAAAATATTGTTTCTACTAAAATGAGTGGAAGAAAAGGAACAGTATTGAGTGGTGAAGGTCAATCTAGATTAGGTATAAAAACTACCAAAGTTACTAAAAGAATTGGTTGTTCCAATTTAAAATCTATTGTTGAAAGTGATAAAATATTTTTAAATGATTATTCAATAATAAATGAACTATCTACATATGTAATGGATGGTACATCTTATAATGCAGAAGATGGATCACATGATGATTTGGTCATGTGCTTGGTTCTTTTTGCATGGATGGTGAACCAAAATTACTTTAAAGACGTATCAAATACAGATATAAGAAAGAGAATAATGGAAGATTATGAAGATGATTCTTTATCTTTTTCCTTTCAGGATGGTCACGAAGAAGACATAAATGGCAAGATGATGAGCGACAGCGAATTTGATAGATTTCTTCTAAACTGAAATTTTATAAATAATCATACAGAGATACTGAATATTTTATTATAAAAGGAGAAAACAATGCCATTTCAAATAAGTCCTGGTGTTAACGTATCTGAAATTGACTTAACAACTATTGTTCCTGCAGTTGCCACCACAGTTGGTGCTACAGCAGGTGTATTTAGTTGGGGTCCAGTAGAAGACGCACTTATGGTCTCTTCTGAAACCGAACTAGTCAATGTATTCGGAAAGCCAAACGCTAACAACTTCGAAACTTTCTTTTCCGCAGCTAATTTTCTAGCTTATGGAAATCAACTCTATGTATCTAGAGCAGCTGGCGCTGGCAATTATAACGCCATTGCTAACGCTTCCGTTTCTACAACTCAAATCAAGAATATTAATGATTTTGATATTCAACAAGAAACATTATCAACTGTAGATACTAACTATTTTTATGCCAAGTATCCAGGCAGCATTGGTAATACATTGAAAATTTCAGTATGCCCAACAGCTACTGCTTATTCTTCACCAATTCAATCAAACACAACATCAGATGTTAAGATTTCATTGGCTCTTGGTAGTACTACAATGTCAATTAATTGTGTTGGTTCAAGTGCATCTGCACGTGCTAATGCTATTGCCAATACTATCACAATTGGCGATTATATCTTGATTGGTAATACAACGATCGGTTCACAATATGTTCAAGTAAATAACGTTGCTGATGATACAGCTGGCAACCTAACACTTTCATTGAATACTATGCAGTCATTAAAGACTGATTGGACTTACACTGTAACTGGTGCTGCAAACACTGCTGCTACTAGATATTGGGAGTTCTTTAACTCTGTAAATGCTGGTCCTGGTACATCAAATTATGTAGCTAACAGAAATTCAGATTCTACTATTGGTGATGAATTGCATATCGTTATTACTGATGATATGGGTGTTGTAACAGGTATTCCTGGTGAAATTCTTGAAGTATGGCCAAACCTATCCAGAGCAACTGATGCTAAGGGTGAACAAGGTGGTACTATTTTCTATATGGATGTTCTCAAGAATAACTCACAATGGGTATGGCCAGGTAAAGATCAATATGGTGTAGCTCCTGCTGCAACATTAGCAAGCACTATGGAACCATTCGTAAAGACATATTACTTTGGTGGCGGCGGTGCAGATGATGATGAATATGATATTGCTCCATCAAAAATCATGACAGCTTTTGATCAGTATCAATCAGCTGAAGATATTGATGTATCATTGATTGTTGCTGGTAAGGCTCTTGGTGGTGCTGGTGAACAGATTGCCAATTACATTATTGACAATATTGTTGAAAATAGAAGAGATTGTGTGGTATTCATTTCTCCACCAGTTGAAGCAACAGTCAATGTTCCACATCAAGAACTAAACAACGTTATTACTTTCAGAAACTATCTACATAGCTCTTCTTATGCAGTTCTAGATTCAACTGCTAAGTATCAGTATGATAAGTACAATGATGTATATCGTTGGGTTCCAATGAATGGTGATATTGCTGGTCTATGTGTTAGAACAGATAATATCCGTGATCCTTGGTTCTCACCTGCAGGATTCAACAGAGGTAACATCAAGAATGTTATTAAGTTGGCTTATAATCCAAATCAGGGTAACAGAGATCAGCTATACAAGAATGGTGTAAATCCAATTGTCAATTTCCCAGGTCAGGGTGTTGTACTTTATGGTGATAAGACACTTCTTGCTCTTCCATCAGCATTTGACAGAATCAACGTTCGTAGATTGTTCATTGTTCTTGAAAAAGCAATTGCTAGAGCTGCTAAGTCTTCATTGTTCGAATTCAATGATGCCTTTACACAAGCTGCTTTCCGCAACCTTGTAGAACCTTATCTTCGTGACATTCAAGGTCGTCGTGGTATCTATGACTTCAGAGTAATTTGTGACTCAACAAATAATACTCCAGAAGTTGTTGATGGCAACAGATTCGTTGGCGATATCTATATTAAACCAGCACGTTCAATCAACTTTATTCAGCTTAACTTCATTGCAGTTCGCACCGGTGTTACGTTTGATGAAGTAGTTGGCAAGTTTTAAGGGGAGAATGAAAGATGGCGTATAATATTAATGACATTCGTGCCCAACTTGTCCTTGGCGGTGCTAGACCTAGTCTATTCCAAGTAATTATCAGCAACCCTGTTAATTCAATTGCTGATATTAAGTTGCCTTTCCTATGTAAGACAGCTCAAATTCCTAGTTCTCAATTAGGTCTAATTGAAGTTCCTTACTTTGGAAGAAAGCTTAAGATTGCTGGGGATCGTACATTTGATCCGTGGTCTGTAACTATTATCAATGATGAAGACTTTTTGATCCGTAATGCTATGGAACAATGGAATAATTCTATTCAACTTTATCAACAAAATATTACAGCTCTACAGTCTGGCTCACCTAGCTTGTATAAATCACAAGCAACTGTAACTCAGTTGGGCAAAGATGGTACAATTCTAAGAACATATCAGTTCAATGGTATTTTCCCTCAAGTTGTATCACCAATTGATTTGGCTTGGGCAGATACAGATGTGATTGAAGAGTTCCAAGTACAATTCCAGTATGATAACTTCGAAGTATTGAATAGTGTCACTGGAAATGCTGGTGGGGCTTAAGAATTAAGATCGAAAGGGCTATCATAAATAAAAGATAGCCCTTTCTACATCTTAAGGAATTATTATGGCACAATTATTTGGTTTTGAAATTAAGAGAAAAAATGAAGACGTTCCATTGGAATCATTCGCCCCACCGGTTAATGATGATGGAGCTGTTGTTGTTGCCGCAGGTGGTGCCTATGGTACATATATTGATTTAGATGGTACAGCCAGAACTGAATCAGAGTTGGTATCTAAATACCGTGAAATTGCTCTGGAGGCTGATATTGAAAGAGCTGTTGATGATATCGTCAATGAAGCCATTGATACAGATGCTGATAAAGTAGTTCAGATCAACACAGATAAAATTAAATACGGTAATCAAGTAAAAAATAAAATTCGTGAAGAATTTGATACTGTATTAGAACTTTTAAATTTTCAAAATGAAGCTTATGACCTCTTTAAAAGATGGTATATTGATGGAAGAATGTACTTCCATCTTATCATTGATGAAAAAAATCCAAGAGAAGGTATCAAAGAACTTCGTTATATTGATCCTAGAAAAATTCGTAAGATCAGAGAAGTAAAGAAAAAATCTAAAGGTGATACCACTATCAACTATGCTAACCGTGAATACTATGTTTATAATGAAAAGAATTTTATGCCAGCTGGTGGTAATGCTGGTCTTCCTATGGATACAGGTGCAGTTAATGGTGTAAGAATAGCAACAGATGCTATTGTGCATGTTACATCTGGTATAGTAGATAAAAATAATGCTTTTGTGTATTCATATCTTCAAAAAGCAATTAGACCTTTAAATCAATTAAGAACACTTGAAGATGCCACTGTCATCTATCGTATTTCTCGTGCACCTGAACGTCGTATTTTCTACATTGATGTTGGTACACTTCCTAAAGTAAAAGCAGAACAATATATTCGTGAAATGATGGTTAAGCACAAGAACCGTCTTGTTTATGATGCTACAACTGGTGAAGTACGTGATGATCGTAAGTATATGACAATGCTTGAAGATTATTGGTTACCAAGAAGAGAAGGTAATCGTGGTACAGAAATTACTACTCTTCCAGCAGGTCAAAATCTTGGTGAAATGGCAGACGTAACATACTTCCAACAGAAGTTATATCAATCATTAAATGTTCCTGTTTCTCGTTTACAATCATCTGCTGAAGTATTCAGTTTAGGTAAAGCTTCTGAAATTTCTAGAGATGAAGTTAAATTTGTTAAATTCGTTGGTCGTTTAAGAAAGAGATTCTCACATCTCTTTATGAAAACATTAGAAAAACAATTAGTACTTAAAGGTATTATCTCTGAATCTGATTGGCCAGAATTATCAAATCAAATTAACTTTGATTTCTCTATCGATAGTCATTTTGAAGAGTTTAAAGAAACTGAAATTCTTGAAAGTAGATTACAAAATTTAACAGCTATTGTACCTTATATTGGTCAATATTATTCTCAACAATGGGTAAGAAAAAACATCCTTAAACAAACTGATGAAGAAATTGAACAAATGCAACAAGAAATGGCTGAAGAGGCTGCTAATCAACCTGAACCTGAAGAACCCCAGGAACCAGAACAAGAGCAAGAACAGCCCGATGAACAAGATCAAGAGATTCTAAAGAGAGTACCAAGTACAAGATCCGAAGTACCAACAGTTGATGGTGCAGGAAGATAATTATTAAGATTTTATAAATAAAAGATAATTTTTGGAGATAAAAATGGCTGATATTGAAGATGTTTTAGTTCATGCATGGAATAAAGATATGATTAATCTTAAACCTGCTATTGATGATATTATGGCAGCTAAAGTTGCAGAAAGAATGGATAGTCATGTTGCTGATGTAGCAGCTAGTATATTTGGCAATTCAAATGGTGATGATGCCGAAGGTGCTGAACATGACGGTTCAGAAACAGAATTAGATACAGAAGAAAACCCTGATTACGAAGGAACCGAAGATGCCGATGAATTTGAAACAGATGATTCAGAATAAGATAAATGAAGTAGCTCAACCCCTTTCACAGGGTGAGCAGAACTTCAAGGATATGCATAAAGCTATTAATCACAAAAATCTTGTTCCTGGTATTACTGATCAAGAACATGTGTTTACTGGTTCAACTGAGCCTTATGATAACAAGTATCTACACTCCTATAAGCCAGGAGAAGATGTTGATGCTTATGGTAAGACTTTAAGAGCATCAGATGATGTCAACAAAATGGGTCATCAAACAGCTCATGTTGAAGAAGAAGTTGTTGATGAAGCTATTGGGAGCATGGTTGGTAAGACTCATAAGCAAATTCAAAAGACCGCTTCTTTCGGTCATAGTAATATTGCGGACTTACAACGTAAAGAAAAGCAAAGAAAAGCTGCTGTCAACAGTGAAACACACAGAAATTCATCATTGGCTTCTAGAGCATCTGCTGGACAACCTGTAAGACAACCAGTTCATGCTGAAGAGAATGAAATTGAAGAAACTACATATTCAGCCAAAGCCGCCCGTGCAGGTAAAGATATTGGTGAACCAGGTAAGAATTTTGAAAAAATTGCTAAGCATGCAGCAGAAAAATATGGCTCTAAAGAAGCTGGTAAAAAGGTAGCCGGAGCTATTTTAGCTAAACTTCGTAAAGAAGAAGTAGAACAAACAGATGAAGGTCTAATGAAAGCTGCAGCCAAGACTGTATATCATACAGCTGCTGTTCCTGTTAAGACTGCCGGTCGTACTGTTGCAGGTGCTTATAAGGTTGTTTCTGGTGCTGTTAAAGATATTAAAGATGCATCAAAGAGCATCAAGAAGGCTTATGCAGAAGAATTTTATTCTCTTAGTGAACAGATGTTAGATGAGGCTGCTTGGGCAGAAAAGAATATTCCAGCAGGTAATTATAATAAAGGTGGACATACTGAAAAAGGTGACCTTCATCACATTGAAGTTAATCCAGAAGTATTAAAGAAGCATGGTATTTCACATCAAGTAGTACATGCTGGTGAATATGGTCAAACGCACCATTTTGAACATCCTTCACATGGTAAAGTATCTGTATATCAATCAGACTTGAACACAAAGACTGGTAATCCTATTGTTTCAGTAAGAACTTTTGGTGCACCAGGTGCAAAACCTGTTGCTCATAAATTTGCAAAGAAATTAGCTGGTAAAACTGTTCACGTTTATAATGAATCAGTAAATGAAAATTATGATGATACAGCTGAAGAAATTTCAATGACAAAAACAGAATTAACAGCTATTGCACATAAGGCAGGTAAGCTTGTTGATTTGATACCACCAGATAAACACATTGAACCTTGGGTTCAATCAAAGGTTGCCCGTGCCAAAGAAGAAATTGACGGCGTATTTGATTATCTAATGTTCTCTGAAGATGGTATTAATCCTAGATATAATAATGAGCCAGCAGAACCAGTTATTGCTGCTATGCCAATGCCTTCTATGAGCAATCCTTTTATGACTCGTGAAGAAACTGATCTAGATGAAAAACTTTCACCTGAAAAATTAAAAAAGTTTGCTAAGCTTGCTCCTCCATATGACAAGATTACACACGCTGATAAGATTGTTGCAATAAAGAAAAAAGAAACTGGTCAAAAAGTACTTCCAGAAGCTTCAATGAAATGTGCCAAATGTGAAGAAGGCCATTACAAAGATGTTAAAGGTAAAATGTGCTGTGACGAGTGTGGGTATGAACCTAAGTCAATGAAAGAATCTGTTATTAAAAGCAATGCTATGAGTATGGCTAAACAGAGTCTTCATAGATTGAAAATTAAAGGTCATTCAGGTGATCACACCAAGATGAAAACTCCTAGAGAACATATTAAGATGGGTGATTGATCAATGAAGCTTACTGGAGTTATTATAAACTCAGTTAGACATTCAATAAAAGAGTCGGTTAACAAACCGACTCGTCAATCTATCTTAGAAAAAAAGATTTATGAACAAGAAAAATTAAAAGTCATTCAAGAAATAGAGGAAGCTCAAACAATGGATATTAATGAAAAATTAACTGACCCTCAGAAGGTAGGTATTCAGAGAGCCTTAGGTTCTAAGCATCCTTCTAATTTAACAAGAAAGACTTCTACTCCTGCAAGAGAATTAATTGGTCTTGTAAAGAAGCATGGTAAAGATCACGATAAATTTGTTAAAGAAGAAATGGATCATATGACTATGCCTATGAAAGATCTTAATAAGCACATTGATCATATTGAAAAGCAACACTCTGGTGATGAACCTGTTTCATCTTCTGATCGTGCATATCTAAAAAAGATTAAAGATATTCGTTTTAAAAGAATGAAAATGCAAAAAGAAGAAGTTGAGCAAGTTGATGAAAATGTTCAAGCAGCTAAGCAAGTAATCAAGAGATATGGTAATGATGTTCGTAAATCACATATCAGATCACATGCTAAAGAAATTGGAATGGATCCAGCTAAACTTAGCAGTGCAGTAAGTAAATTGACTGGTAAGCCTATCAATGAAGATACAGAATATCTTGATGAAGCATTAAAATCTTCTGATCCTGTAGCAAAATGGATTCATGATTTCGTTCATTCTGATAATCCAAAGTTTGATGGTAAGTCAGAAGCAGAACGTCGCAAGATGGCTCTTGGTGCTTACTATGCAGCTCAGAAAAAAGAATCTGTTGATGAATATGAAAATCCAACAGAAGAATTAGCTGAAGGTCGTGGTCGTCCACCTAAAGAAGGTTCAAAAGCTTGGCATGCAGCTAAAGCAAAATCCACTTCAGGTGAAGGTGATGACAGCCAAGAAGCTGATAAAAATATCCGCACACAATTACAAAAAGTTGTATCAGTTGGTAAGCATGTAACTTTCAACAATGGTGAATCTAAAAAAATTGAACCTAATCATGCTCATAAAGCATTGGCTCTTTTAGATAATACACCTAAGCCATCTGATAAAGAAGCTATTCAAAAGAGTCTATCACATTCTCATGATCGTTTTCATGCTACTATTAAATCTGGTAAACCTGTAACTGATTCAGCTCGTCCTAAAGTTTCTCTTGGTAAAATGAGAATGGAAGATACAGAAACTCGTGGTAAATTATCAGTAGCAACCTACAGAGATAAAGATGGTGTTTTAAAATTAAAAAACACTAAAAAAGGTACTGTAGAAGCCCCAATTACTGTTGAGGATACGGAATTACTAAATAAATTATACAACAATTTATCAGAAGAAAATAAAGTATTATTTGAAGAGAAAATGTTGACAAACGAAGGTGTAGTAGATCTTATTAATTTTGCTATAGATCAAGGATTCTAAAATGAGTACTGTATTTAAGCCATTGGCAAATACTATCGATATTGGTTCTACAGCTAATAATATGAATGGTGCAACTTTACTTAAAGTTGTTAATTCATCTACATCGACATATGCAACTCTTGTTTTTAATTATGCTAATACACAACAGTATGCAGATCTTCCTGTTGCACCATTAGAAAGTGTTATTGTGCAAAAGGCTAATACAGATTTAGTTGTAGGAACAAATCTGTATGCCTGCGCAATTGCGTGGCCAAAAGGATAAAAAAATGAAACTTATTACTGAAGTAAATGAAGAGCTAAGATATCTAACAGAAGACAGTGCTGAAGGTAAAAAGAACCTTTACATTGAAGGTATCTTCTTGCAAGGTGGCATTACTAACCGCAATGGTAGAATGTATGATCCTGCAATTCTTGAAAAAGAAGTTAACCGTTATCATAAAGAAAACATTGATGCGGGCCGTGCCTACGGTGAGTTAGGGCATCCATCTGGACCTTCTATTAACTTAGAACGTGTCTGTATGATGATCAAATCTCTTAAGAGAGAAGGTAATAATTTCATTGGTAAAGCCAAAATTATGGATACACCATATGGACAAATTGTTAAAAATCTAATGTCTGAAGGTGCCAGACTTGGCGTTTCTTCACGTGGAATGGGTTCTCTTAAAGAAGTAAATGGTGTTAACGTTGTACAAGATGATTTCTATCTAGCCACTGCAGCTGATATTGTTGCTGATCCTTCTGCCCCTGATGCCTATGTTAATGGTGTTATGGAAGGTGTTGAGTGGATCTGGAATAATGGTGTATTAAAAGCAGCAGCTCCTCAGAAAGCAGAAGAACTTGTTCAAGTAGCTGAAACACACAAAAAAATTATAAAGGAAACTCCTAAGGCAGACCTATCAGAGGCTAAGATAAGAGTATTCCAACATTTTCTTTCAAAATTATAATTGCATAAATAATTCATATAAACACAGGAGAATCTAATGGATATCGAAAACAACCAAGTAGACGTAAATGAAGCCGATGCTGCTTCAAATATGGCTACCATTGAAACAAAGCCAACAGAAGTATCTCGTTCTGAACTAATGGCTAAGATGGTAGACTATGCTGCAAAGGCAAGCAAGGAAGAATTAGCTTCATTCATCGCCAGCATTGGTGGTGAAGCTGGTGAAGATAAGGAAGTTCTTGATAACGACGAATTATTCAATATCAACAAGACTGCACAAAACGGTGTTGGTGATATGGCACAAAAGAATGCAGCTTCTATTAAGTCAGCTGGAAAGCATGCTGATCCAATGGCACACGTTAAAGAAGATCTAGATCTTCTATTCGGTGGTTCAGAAGATCTATCAGAAGATTTCAGACTTAAAGTTAGCACTCTATTTGAAGCAGCTGTTTCTACAAGAGTTAATCTAGAAGTAGCTAAAATTGAAGAACATTTTGAAAATATGCAGGGTGAAATTGCCGAATCTTATGAACAGATTCTTGAAGAGTCAATTGAAGATATTAAGAGTGAAATGGTTGAAAATATTGACAACTATCTTAATTATGCCGTAGCTGAATGGATGAATGATAACAAACAAGCTATCAAGAATAACATCCGTACAGAAATGGCTGAATCTTTCCTATCAAACTTGAAGCAGGTATTTGAAGATCATTATGTTCAGATCCCTGAAGATCAAGTTGATGTTGTTGAAGCTCTTTCAAATGAACTTGAAGAAATTAAAACTCGTTTGAATGTAGTTATTGAAAGCAACATTGAACTTAGTAAGATTGTTAACACAAACTATGTTAATGAAATTACAAATGAAGTCTCAGAAGGAATGACTGATACCCAGAAAGATAAGTTTGTAAAGCTTACTGAAGCTATCAACTATTCAGATATTAATGAATTTCGCAAGAAGATCTCCATTATTAAAGAAACATACTTCCCGAAGAATCAGGAAGTTAAGGTTGCACCGGATCAGCTTCTTAGCGAAACAGTAGAAGAACCTGTTAAGCAGTCATCTTCTCTTGATCCAAATATGCAAAGTTATGTTTCTTCAATTTCTAAAACCCTTAAAAAGTAACATTTAATAAATATAATATACAGTTTAACACTCTAAAGGAGACACAAATGAACGGTATGAATGAACAACTAGTTGCAAAGTGGAAGCCAGTATTAGAACATGCTGAACTTCCAAGAATTGCAGACGCTCACAAGCGTAACGTTATTGCCACACTTCTTGAAAATACTGAAAGAGAAATGGCATCTGAATCAGCAGCCCGTAACACATACAATGGTGTTACAATGTTGAACGAAACAGGTATCAACTCAGTTGGTACTGGTGGTTATGGTTCAGGCGGCGGCGCTGGCGTTGCTGGTTACGATCCAATCCTTATCTCATTGATTCGTCGTGCTATGCCTAACCTTATTGCGTATGATGTTGCTGGTGTTCAGCCAATGACTGGACCAACTGGTCTTATCTTCGCAATGCGTTCACAGTATGCTAACTCAACCACGAAGAATGGTGAAGCATTCTATGACGAAGCAGATACATCATTCTCCACTAACCGTCTTGGTACAGACGCTATTGGTGAAAAGAATACAGGTACTGTTCCTGTAAACAACGGAACAATCGCATCCTACAACTTCGCTGGTGGTGGTAATACATCTACTATTGAAGCTTTCGGTACAGGTTATACATTCCCAGAAATGGCCTTCTCAATTGATAAGGTTTCCGTTACTGCAGTATCACGTGCTCTAAAGGCAGAATACACTATTGAACTTGCACAAGATCTAAAGGCAGTTCATGGTCTAGATGCTGAAACAGAACTTGCTAACATCCTTCAGACTGAAATTCTTGCCGAAATCAATCGTGAAGTTATTCGTACTATCAACGTATCTGCTCGTTCAGGTGCACAAGATGGTACAACAACTCCGGGTGTTTTCGATCTTGATACAGATTCAAACGGCCGTTGGTCAGTTGAAAAGTTTAAGGGTCTTATGTTCCAGCTTGAAAGAGAAGCTAACAAGATTGCAAAAGACACTCGTCGTGGTAAGGGTAACGTAGTTATCTGTTCTTCAGACGTTGCTTCTGCACTTCAGATGGCTGGCGTACTTGACTATACACCCGCTCTTGCATCTAACAATCTTCAGGTTGATGATACAGGCAATACATTCGCTGGTGTTCTAAATGGTCGCTTCCGTGTATATGTAGATCCATATACTACCGGCAACTATCTAACAGTTGGCTATAAGGGTTCCAATGCATTTGACGCTGGTATCTTCTATTGCCCATACGTTCCTCTACAGATGGTTCGTGCAGTTGGCCAAGCTGACTTCCAACCAAAGATTGGATTTAAGACTCGTTACGGCATGGTCGCAAATCCATTCGCACAATCTGTACAAGGTACTCCACAGTCTTCTAACTTTGGTGTTATCACAACTAACACTAACTCATACTATCGTAGAGTTATCGTTAACAACATCATGTAAAATATATACTTTTTAAGGTTATTAACTATAATAACACGAAAGTAAATTATAAATACTCCCAGAGGAAACTTTGGGAGTATTTTTTTATGAATAAAGAAAAATATGGGTTTGTATATTTGTGGTATGATAAAAAACATAAGAGATATTATGTTGGCTGTAGATGGGGAAATATAAATGATGGTTACGTGTGTTCTTCTAGTTGGATGAGACAAGCATACGGTGGTAGACCTAAAGATTTCAAGAGAAGGATTTTAAAGACTAATATTTTAACACGTGAAGAGTTATATAATGAAGAACAACGTTGGTTATATATGATAAAAGAAGGTGAAATATCACCCAAGACTTCTTCACCTAGATATTACAATTTAAATATAGTAAACAATAAGGTTTGGCATTCTGATAGTACTAAACTTAAAACAATAGGACAAAAGATATCAGCTAAAAAACTTGGTAAGTCTAATGGACCATGTACACCAGAAAGAGCATTGAATATTTCAAATGCTAAAAAAGGAGTTAAATTCACTGAAGAACATAAACAAAAATTGAGTGAATCGAGAAAAGGTAAACCAAGATCCAAGGAATCCAAAAGAAAAACCACAGAAACATTGAAGGCAAAATGGGCTTCAGGAGAGTTTAATAGACCAAGAGCAGTTCCTAAAACTACAATGACAAGAAAAGATCAAGATAAACTTAATTCTAAATTACTAAAAGAAAGATGGGCTGACCCTATATGGGCAGCTAATCAAAAAGAAAAGCTTAAACAAGCTCATCAAAAACGTAAAAATATAAATAGTGTATAAGAAGCTGGGTCAACCAGCTCAACTAAAAAAGGGACCCGAAAGGGTCCCTTTTCTTTTACTCAGAATCTTTATAAAGCCAAGAATAAAATCCATCAGCAATGGTATGCACATCTGAGCTTGTCATAATAACACCCCGCACTTCATTATCTGGAGTTGATACGAGTTCATTAATGTGCTTGCACCACTCAATAGACTTATCTAAAGCCCATTGCTTATTCCAACGACGATCTTCACGATCTTTACGTGCATTACGTTCTTCTGACGTTTCTTTAGGATATCCATCAAGTACATCTTGCATTTCATCAGTCATATTATTAACCTCTATAATTTTCATTAATACAAACTTTATTTAAAGACACACCACAACGGGCCACCTTTTTTATGACCATCTGTGAATTGTGTTTCACCATAAGCTTCTTTATTGTGAACATTGAATGCCATTTTAAACACATTACCACTATCAACTGTCTCTGTAATGGTTAACCATGGATCAACGTAATTACTGGTAGCATCATAGAACTTTCCATTATCCCATTGAATAATGGTTTTATCACCGGTTCCAACAGCAATAAAACTTTCACCACTTTGGAAAGCACAAGATAGTGTAACTGGTTTGTCTGCTAATACTGGAGTTGTAATAAGCAACATACCAGCAATCAATAACTTTTTCATTCTGTTACGATCCTTTTCCAATTTCCATTTTTATTTTTCAACCAAAGATTACCATCTTCTCCTACTGCCATTGATACTGCTTTATTTGGATCAGTCTCAGCATTATTAAAACTCAAACCGTATTTTGATTTAACTGGCTTAAGTTTTTTACTACCCATAATAGTAATTTGTGTTGATTCTGGGATAGGTTGATCATTAGAGATGTCTTCTTTAGCAAAAGCAGCTACCGCCATTAAAGGCGATAGTGCTAATGCTCCAAATAAACTACGACGATTCATTATTTTGCCTCCGGAACAATGACTTTAGGTGCCAATCCAATCAACGCATCAATCATCTGAGGAGTGACTACGATAGGCAAGCCATGCTTATCCAATCCAGAACCAAGACCTTCTTGGACTTTAAGACCTGCAACTGCTTGTAGTACTGGAAGTGCAGAAGCCAACTTAGTAGCAATATAACGATCGTTTACAGCCTTTTGCACGGGTGCATCAAACTCAAACGTATCTGCCCATCCAATAAAGTCTAGAGTAATACCTACAGATGCAAAATACTCTTTGGTCGTCTTCTGAACTGAATCCATAATAGAGATCATTTCTTCATTGGCCTGATCAAAAGTACGCTTGCCAATTTCTGCACAAACGAGCGTTTGAATCTTCTTACGACCAACATCATCCATAACACTGGCTAATGAACGACCAGTATATACAGAAGCAAAGATTACCTGAGGATCTTTACGATCACCTTGTGGTGTAACAACACCAAAACGATATAGAAACTTTGCAGCATTTTCTTCTGATACTGATGCACCAATTGAAACACCAGCAGTAATGTTTAAACCTTCCTTAGACTGACAAGGGAATGATTGATCACCAGATGATGTACCACGATTAGATGCTTTTACCCATTCACGTGAATAGGGTGTACGGTCAACAATAATCAAACGACCAGTAGGAACATAAAAGTCCCAACCAAGGAAACCACCAGAGTTGCCAAGCTTTGCATGTGGTACAATAAAGCGCTTTGCTGCTACCTTATTATCACTCAAGTATGATTCTGAGTCAAACTTGGCTTGAGTATCCTTGTTTGCTCCAACATCAGGAATCCAAAATGCTGATTCATTAGGAAGAATAGTATATGCTTCTGTCTTATCAACAGTATCAGCATATGCAAAAGCCTGTTGAGGATGAGCAATCATTACTAGCAACAACAATACAGTAGATGCTGCAATAAATTCTTTTAATGTTTTCATCCAAATTGCAAATAGAGACATCAAGAATCCAAACGTAGCAACAAAATACAATGTATTAAACAATGTAAAAACAAACGTTGCACTTAGATATGACATAGAACTGTTATCAAATTGCCCGCCTGCTACAGCGCCTGTAATCAATGTCGCAAAGGGATTAATAAGGCTAATCAAAACCAAGTAGACCATCATAGCTACAAGGGACTTAATAATATTACTAATCATCGTACTACCTCCAAATGATCAAAAATGTATCCTGATGCTTTCAGGAATGTTTCAAATTGACTCAACACTACATGTATATTTGTTTCTGTCCCGTCAAAAATAATTTCAACATTATCATCGGGGTGTTCTATCATTTTACTATTTCTCATAGTTTTAGTAAACCGATATAATACTTTAAATTCATCATCAGTCATCTTTAAAAGCCTCCAGCTTATCCTTATTCACTCTTAATGATACATATTGTTCTTTATCATAGACACCTGATCGAAAGTAGTCGCGGCCTCCGTCAACAAAAACAGAGCCATCATCAGAAGTGCGATAATCATGCCGATACCGAGAATATATAACATCACCATTTTTAGCCATTACTCCAGAAAAAGGTTCTTCGGTTGCCTTGATACCATTAGCAATCATAACAGCACCATCTTCGGTCTTATATAAACCAAAATAATTAGATCCTTGAGGATGAGCTACATCTGTATAGAAGATAGCAACAGGGAAATTAGCCCACCCATCATAAACATCTTTCAAACAGGATTCAAATACATAAGTGGCCTTATAATGATCCTCAATCTTAATGATTGTAGCATCATCTAGCCACGAAGATTCATTCTTAATGTTGCACTTAATAATCATTTGGCCCTCTTTTTATTTTTATTATAATGCTTCTGATAAATTCTTTCAAGACTCATTTACCTAATACCTCGTCAATATGCTTACATGTCCTACGATAGGTAAATGCAGTACATGTACATTCTTTAAACTTTGATCCTATAGATACAGTATACACGTTACCTTTAGAACCGGCAACAGAAAAAGTCTGTATGTCGGATTTAATTTTCTGATCAGATTTATATTCTTGACCGTCTATTGAGACGATGTTAGACTTATCAATAATACGCACACGAAATTTAGGTTCATTGGTCGTTAGAGCAATAGCATCATATGGAACCCACTTAGGGGTTGCAACAACCTCACCTTCATATGTGTAAGAACTTCGACCCATATGTGGATGTGTATTACGAATCTCAACAAGCATATCAATCTCCATCTCTCATTATTTTAATATACGGTATTTTGAAAAAAGAAATCAACCGATTTCCTCTTCTTTCAACATAGCCATAACCTCTTTGGTCATTTCTGCTGCAACCTTACGAGCCTCAACTTCCCATGGCAGAGCCAAGTACTTAGCATGTGAGGTAGGGTGTTTACCAAAATTTACATCATTCCAGTAGAAAATGTAACCATCATTACAATCAAATTTAGGACGTAGCTGACCTAAGAAATCCTGCTGAGCGTGAACCAATTCATGAACCAAAGAATCAATGAAACGCATCTTGCTTTGACGCACCTCAACCTTGACTTCCCTTAAAGTGTGTGTATACGATCCATAATTATTTGCAGCTTTGGTGAAGCCAATAATGATTTTAACATCAACCCCAAACTGAAGCTTAGATTTAATATAAGGTAGGATCTTATTAGCTAGATCCACATACTCACGGGTCTTATTGCGATACTCTTTATCCTGAAAGAAGGCCTGCTTAGTGGTATAGACCGAACCTTTTTGAATTAACTGCATCACTCTCTCCATCTCTTATTATATTAATATACAGTATTTTCATAAAAAAAGCAAATGATAGCAAAATAAAAAAGGTAATGATTTCAATAGGTTATCACTTTCTTGAAATTAATAAAAAAGCTAATGATTTCAATGGGTTAGAAAAAAGTGTGTTTTTTTGAAAAAACCGGTGGCAATTATTTTTAATGTGAGCTATATTAATAATATGAGCAATGGAGAGATGCAAATGAAAAATCGTTTAGGCCATGGTGTTGTTAAGAATGCAGTTCTTTCGGGTTTCCGTAAGGATGAATCTAAAGATGAGATCATGTCAGAACTTTGTCATAAGCATGGTGTAACTCTTAAGATGGCTAAATTCTACGTTTACAAATATGGTAAGGTCTATGCTGAGGAAATCCGTACCAAGAAAGTAAAGAGCCTTATGACAGGACAAGAAGTTGAAATCTTGGCTTCTACACCTTTGGCTTGTGATCCTTCAAAAGAAACATATTGGTCAATGTGAAAATAAAGGTTGCTTTTATTTTCAAAATACCATATATTGATAATATAAGAGATGGAGAAGTGAAATGAATGTCAATGAAGCAGTAGATATTGCTGAACGCCTTGAATCTCTCGTTCGTCGCTCGCGTAAATACGAATATGACGCTGACGATCTTCGCTATGAGATTCGCAAGCTCGCAAGCGAATATCGCAACCTCTCGGATGCTCTCGATGCTGCAATGTACAATGAGCTTGGTGGAGTATATGAATCTTATGAAGATAAAATTATAGCATTGCAAGCTGATGCTTATAATGGTCGTCACACTTTAGGAGTTTAATATGATGGAAGTTGTTTTAGCTTATGCTCCTTGGCTTGAACTAGGTTTTGGTTCTCTTGCCTTATACGCAGTCTATGAATTCTTTTTTGAAAGAGGTTAAATAATGGAAAAGTTGTTGATCATCCTGGGTGCTGTTGTCCTGATTGTTGTGGGACCATTTCTTACAATTTGGTCTTTGGATACCTTATTCCCTGTTCTTAATATCCCATACACATTTTCAACATGGGCTGCTGCTGCTATCCTGACTGCAGGGGCTACTGCACGGGCAAGTAAGAAAGGTTGAACATGTTTAACTTAAACCTACAAGCCTGTTATTCAATTCATGATATTATCTTTACGGTATCATTGTTTGTTATGACCATGGCAGTTATCCTGTGTTTTTTCTACCTCATTACAAACCTAATCACAGGTGCTATTCTTGAGGTTCGTGATACCAAAAATAAAAGAGGAGCTAGCATAAATACTCAATAAGGAGTATTAAATGCCATCCATTACGAATCAACCCTCCAACATTAATTTTTTATCACCGTTAGGATTTCGATTTAAATTAAGTCGAGCTCCTACGGTTGATTTTTTTATTATTAATGCTAATCTACCTTCCATATCTTTAAGTAATGTGGAATTACCAACTCCATTTAAGAACCTGGAAATTGCAGGTAATAAATTAGAGTACGGTGATTTTAACATTACATTTAGATTAGATCAAAATATGGCTGCATATTTTGAAATCTATAATTGGATGATAGGTCTTGGCTATCCTGAAAATTTTGGTCAATATGCGGTTCTTAAAAATGCTGCTACTGGATCAAAAGAAACGTTGTATTCTGATGCAACATTAACTATATTAAATAATGATATGGTGCCAAATGTTGAGGTCAATTTTTATGACCTATTTCCTGTTACTCTAGCGCAAGTTGATTTTAATGTAACAGATTCTGATGTTAATTACATCACCCTATCAGCTTCTTTTAAATATAGAATATTTCATGTAAATAAATTATAAGGTTCGTTATGAGACTTGAAGAGATTATGGATACGTGGGCAGAAGACTGCCAAGTGAATCGTCTTGAGTTGGGTGAAGAGAGTTTAAAGCTTCCTAAATTACATAGTAAGTATCTTCGTATCTTCACAGAAGAAAGACTTATGTTACGTCGCTTAGAAGGTGAACGTAAAGAATTAATTTTAACCAAGCACGACTATTATCGTGGTGTTATGCCTGAGGAAGATCTCAGAGCTAATGGTTGGGAACCATTTAGATTATCTGTTTTAAAATCAGACATCCCAATGTATATGGAAGCCGATCAAGATATTATCAAATTAAATCTTCGTATTGCTATGCAACAAGAGAAGGTTGACGCATTAGAATCAATTATTCGCTCTATAAATAATAGAGGATTTTTGATTAAGAATGCGATAGAATTTGCCAAATTCCAAGTGGGTGCGTGACAAGTTGCAACTGATAAAGGTAAATGAGGTTTACCTGAGAGTTGTTAGTGAAGCCTCCGTCATCCAAGAATTATCAGATCACCTAACATTTGAAATACCAGGAGCTAAATTTTCTCCTGCATTTAAAAACAAATATTGGGATGGTAAGATCAGATTACTTAACTCTTTAACTGGCCTGACTTATGCAGGGCTGGTTAAGGAGATTTCTGAGTTTGCTGCTGCTCGTAATTATGATATAGAAATAGATAAAGAATTAAGACCTGACAAATATGATTATGATCTGAAAGAATTTAGTCTCACTAAAGAACCTAGAGATTATCAACTAGCAGCTTTCACCAATGCTATTAGTAATGAACGTGGTGTATTTCTTTCACCCACAGCATCCGGTAAAAGTCTTATTGTTTTTCTATTAGCTCGTTATTATAATATGATGAGAATGAAGACTTTGGTTATTGTTCCAACTGTCTCTCTCGTCATGCAAATGAAAAAAGATTTTGATAGTTACACAACTGCAGACCTTGATATTCATTCTATCACAGCAGGTGTTGATAAAGTATCTAAGAGTCCTATTGTTATATCTACATGGCAATCTATTTACAAGATGCCTAAGGATTGGTTTAATCAATTCGGTTGTGTGATAGGTGACGAGGTTCACTTATTCAAAGCAACATCCCTTAAGTCTATTATGGAAAAGTTAATTAACTGTAAATACCGTTATGGATTTACAGGAACATTAGATGGTTCACTAACTAATAGAATAACACTTGAAGGTTTGTTTGGTCCAGTCAAGCAGGTTACAACCTCTTCTGAATTAATGGAACAAGGTCATATAGCCAATCTTAAAATCAAAGCAATTATTTTAAAACATAATAGTGATGATAGAAAGCTAGCCAAGAAATTTACTTACCCTGATGAAATGGATTTCTTAGTTAGACATGAAAAGAGAAATAAATTTATTCGCAATCTTGCTTTATCATTAAAAGGTAATTCGCTGGTATTATTCCAATATGTTGATAAGCATGGTAAGATCTTATATGACATGATAACAACGAAAGAACCAGATCGTAAAATATATTTTGTGCATGGAGGTATTGATGGTGTCGATAGGGAAAAAATTCGAGAGATTGTTGAGACCCACGATGAGGAGAAAATTACATTTGAATTTGATAATAAAAAAATAATATGTAGCAGTGATGATGATGTTTTATTAACCTCTGGTAATACCAAAAAAGCAAAAAATATTACCTTAGATGATGACATTTCTGATGTATGGATTATAAATAAATGATGAACATTTATTACTGGAATCAACATCATGAAGTATTTTTTAATATATAAAACAATTAATGTTATTAATAATATGGAATATATTGGTAAACATGTAACAGAGGATATAAATGATAGCTATTTAGGATCGGGAAAATATCTTAAACGTGCTATAAAAAAATATGGTGTTGAAAATTTTATCAAAAATATTTTATTTATTTTTGATAACGAAGCAGACATGAATAATAAAGAAAAAGAATTAGTTACCGAGCAATATTGTAATCGTATTAATACATATAATATTTGTGAAGGTGGTAAAGGTGGGTTTAGTTATATTAATAAAAATAATTTAGGAAACACCGTGGAGTTAAGAAATCGTAAATCACAAAAAATGAAAAGTTACTGGACTGATGAATTAAAAAATAAAAAAAGTGATGATATGAAATTGTATAATGAATTATTTGGTGTTGAAAGATATAAAGATAATTTAAAAAAAAGATATGAAGATTTGGATTACTTAGAGAAATTTAGTAAAAAAATGAATGTGGTAAACAAATCCACAACCAAAAGAAAAAAGGCAGGGGAAACAATCAAACACCACTGGCAAGATGATAATTTTCGTAGTAAAACGATAGAAGCAAGGCTAGGTATAGTTTGGTGGACTGATGGTGAAAATACTTTGAAAAGTAGAGAATCCCCAGGTGATGGATGGGTCAGAGGAAGAAGTAATAAAGGTTTAGGGAGAAAAAAAAATGAAACCTACTAATATTAAAAAGGAGAAGTGTGGTGCAATTATTATTGCCTCATACGGTACCTTTTTCTACAGGAATCAATATACGGAATCTTCACAGTGTCGTGCTTGCTTCTCCTTCTAAGTCTCGTGTTAGAATATTACAGTCTATCGGCCGTGGACTTCGCATTGGGGATGACAAATCTGAGATGATATTATATGATTTAGCAGATGATTTGAAATCTGGTACTCATGCAAATTTCACTCTTCAACATTTTACTGAAAGACTAAATATCTACAACGATGAAGGTTTTGAATATAAAATCTTCAACACGGAGTTATAAATGAAAATTGTTTTATTTACGGTAGCTGGTAGTCCACCTATTCTAGGTAATGTGGTAGACGAACAAGACCCTAATTTTATTACTATATCACATCCTTTGGCTATCATGAAAGAGACACCAAACATATATTCATTTCAATATATGCCTTTCGCCAAAGATGGTTTAGTTGTTTTTAAAGCTAATAATATTATTTGTCTATCTTCTGTATCCGAAGAAGTAGAACAATATTATAAAGAGATGGTAGACTTGTATAAGTCCCAAAAAATAGTTTATAAGATTGCAGATGAAGCTGAAAAAGAACCGACAGCTTCCATTAAAAAACCTAGATTATTGCATTAAATATCGGTACTTAATTTAAATATTAAGTTATAATAATAATTATTTGTACATTTTTAAATAGGAATTATAATGAGTGGCCCTGTTAAAACTATTAAACCAGAAATTAAAGATAAGACTCGTGCACCTAAAGCACATTACATTGATAATAAGAAATTTTTTACTGCTATCATACAACATAAAAAGAATGTAGATGATGCAAAGGCCAATGGAAAAGAAGAACCAAGGATTCCTGCCTATATTGGGGAATGTCTTTTTAAAATTGCCACTCGTCTTTCTCTAAAACCAAATTTTATTGGTTATTCATTTAGAGAAGAAATGATATCAGATGGATTAGAAAATTGTGTTAATTATTTAAATAACTTTAATCCTGAAAAATCAGATAATCCTTTTGCTTATTTTACACAGATTATTTGGTTTGCTTTTATTAGACGCATTGACAAAGAAAAGAAACATCTTTACATTAAACAAAAGACTCTAGAGAATTTTTACTTCGAAGGTATGTTAGCTGTACAGGGTGTTGGTGAAGATGATAGAGCTGTTAGTGTTAATTTAGATAATGATTATATGAAGAATCTTGTTGAAACATTTGATAAGAAACAATTAGAGAAACAAATTAAAAATAAAGCTAAAAAAGCCGAAGCCGGAGTGGAGAAATTCTATGAGTCAGAACCAGAGTAAAATTCATATGGTGCCACAAATTGTTATTGATTGTGCAGAAAATTTATTGAATGCGAAACATGATCATATGCGTGACGCTTACTCCATGAGACTAGAAGCTATTCGGGATTATTGTAATCAAGCTTTGCAATCAGCACAACACCAAGCTAACTATACTCCACCTAAGAAAAATAGCATTTTAAGAAGTACAAAGTCACAATTAAATTATTCTCGTGTAGGTAGAAACAACGTATGAAAATTGCCTTGATAACTGACACACACGCTGGCATTCGTAATGATAGTGCCATCATGCATAACCAAATGAAGAAGTTTTTAGATGAAGTCTTTTTTCCAACCCTCGCTAGAGAAGGTATTACTAATATTATTCATCTTGGGGATCTCGTTGATCGTCGCAAGTATATTAACTATATAACGGCTAAACGTCTTCGAGATGATTTTTTAGATCCTATCCAGGAACGTGGTATGACCATGCATATTATTGCAGGTAACCATGACACGTTTTATAAGAATACAAATAATGTTAATGCATTAGTAGAGTTGATTGGCGATGCAAAGACACCTCATCCTGATCAAGAGAAAAGACGCTATCCTAATATTCATATCATATATGAAAAACCAGTCTGGTTACAACTAAGAGACATGACAAGTGTATTTCTCATTCCTTGGATATGTGACGAGAATAGAGAAATAACTATGGAATATATTAACAGGACCACGGCACCTATTGCACTTGGTCATTTGGAGTTGAGCGGTTATGAAATGTATAGAGGGCATGTATCAGACCATGGTGATGATCCTAAGATCTTTGATAAATTTGATCTCGTTTGCTCTGGGCATTATCATACTCGTTCCAATAGTTCTAATATTTTTTATCTTGGTACTCCTTGTCAATATACTTGGTCTGATTATGGTGATCAAAAAGGTTTTCATATCTTAGATACACGGACCAGATCGTTAGAATTTATACCCAACCCACATACCAGCTTTAAGAAATTCTTTTATGATGATATGAATAAGCAGATGGATGAAGTTTTAGTATTTGATGCTGATGACTATAAGGATTGTTACGTTAAAGTTGTGGTGAAGAACAAGACTAATCCATACTGGTTTGATTTGGTTATTGATAGGTTGGAAAAGTCTGGTGCGGTTGATCTTCAGGTTGTTGAAGATCATTTTAATTTAGATCTTGAGGCTGATTCAGATATTGTAAATGAAGCAGAAGACACAATGAGTATTGTTCGCAAATTCATTGGCGGTATGAATATCAATACGGATAAGAAAAGAGTTGAAACTATTATCCAAAACCTGTATATTGAAGCACATCAGATTTTATAAGGATTACTTGTGATATTTTTTAAGACACTTCGTTGTTATAATGAAGATGTATCAATAGAAGATGCATCAGATATCAATAATTTAAAAATGGTACCATGGCAAGATAATTTAGCCAAAAGAACTTTTGAGAAAATAAAAAAATGATATTCTTCCGTGTTTTAAGATACAAAAATTTCCTTTCTACTGGTAATACATTTACAGAAATTGGTCTTGGTAAGAATCAAACAACTTTAATTGTTGGTGAGAATGGAGCAGGCAAGTCAACCATACTTGATGCTCTTTCTTTTGCTATGTACAATAAACCTTTTCGTAAAATTAACAAACCTCAGCTTATGAACTCCATTAACAAGAAAGATCTTGTTGTGGAATTAGAGTTTGATATTGGTTCTAACAAATACAAAATTATTCGTGGATTAAAACCAAATATCTTTGAAGTCTATCAGAATAATAACATGATTAGTCAGGATGCTGACAATCGTGACTATCAAGAGATTCTTGAAAAGCAAATTCTTAAATTAAATCACAAATCATTTTGTCAGGTTGTTGTATTAGGATCTGCTTCTTTTGTTCCCTTCATGCAATTACCTGCTGCATCTCGCCGCGAGGTTATTGAAGATCTTTTAGATATTCAAATCTTCTCTACAATGAATAGTCTTCTTAAAGAGAAGATTTCAACCAACTCAACTAAATTAATGGACGTTGATTATCAATATGATTTGACATCTGAAAAGATATCTATGCAGCATCAATATATTGTAGCTATGCAAAAGAATAATGATGAGCAAGTTAATAAATTAAAATTAGATATCAAAGATTACATGAGTAAAATTGATGCTGAGAAGACAGCCATCACTATTCTAGATACACAGGTTGGTGAATTAAATGCACAGATCATTGATCAAGATCAAGTTACCAGAAAACAAAAAAAATTACAAATCCTCGAAACCCAGCTTGGTGATAAGCTTACCAAACTCCAAAGTGAAATCGAGTTCTTTAATCTACATGATACTTGCCCTACATGCAAGCAGGGCATTGATGATGGATTTAAATGCGAGACTGTTGCAACTAAAGAAAATCAAATGCAAGAGACTAACTCAGGTGTTGAACAACTCCGCCAAGAGATACAAACAATACAGGACCGTATCCAATCCATCGCTAATATTTCATCGCAAATTACGTCCCTCAACATTGAGAAGATCACACACTCAAATAGCATATCAGGTCTTCTTTCCCAATGCAAAAAAGCAGCAAAAGATATTGAGGAACTTCAGAAGAAAACCGAAGACTTCGTTCTGAATGATGATAAAATGAAAGAGCTTGAACAAACCATTGGAACACTATCTGAACAAAAAGGTGAATTACTTAGAGACAAAGATGCTTTTGCTGTTGCAGCTATTGTTCTTAAAGACAATGGTATTAAGGCTCGTATCATCAAACAATATATTCCAGTGATCAATAAACTAATTAATAAGTATCTAGCTGCAATGGATTTCTTTGTTAACTTTGAGTTAGATGAGAATTTTAATGAGACAATTAAATCAAGATTCAGAGACGAGTTTAGCTATGCATCCTTCTCAGAAGGTGAAAAGATGCGGATTAACTTGGCTATTTTATTTACTTGGAGAGCTGTTGCTAAGCTGCGTAATAGTGCTAGCACTAATTTACTTATTATGGATGAAGTCCTTGATGGTTCAATGGATAGTAATGGTACTGATGAATTCTTGAAGATCATTAATACGTTGACTCAAGATACAAATACCTTTATTATTAGTCATAAGGTAGACCAATTGGTGGACAAATTTAGTAATGTATTGAAGTTTGAAAAACATAAAAATTTCTCGAGGATTGTAGTATGAGTGAATATAAAATTAACGAAACAGAGACAACTAAGAATCTAGAAACCTATGCTAAAGGGTTCCAAGATGGTTGGAATCTGGCTATGAAACAAGCCAGAGAAGAAATGAAAGATTTTACTGAAAAGAATAACGGTAAGATCTATCCTACATTTCCTAGCACTCCAGGTATGGATGCACCGTGGGGTCCTAAAGATTTTAGCAAGTGGGCGTGCCCTGTATGCGGCAAGTCAGGGATTAGCCATGAGGTTTGTTATAATCCAGGTTGTCCTTCAAGAGTTACATATGGCCCAGTAACAGTGACATACAACGGTCATGATATGGGAACAGGTGCTATTGGTGCAGCTGGCAGAGATTATTTAAGTGACTATCCATTAGGCGCAAATGGTCCAACAGGTGGAGATATCAAGTGAGTGATTTTGAAAATAACTATCGCAAGTGGCATACTTATATGTCTTATGCTAAAAGTGCTGTTCGATTGTTTACATGTTTGTATGTAATGTATCAACCTTCAAGTTTAGAAAATTTATTTTGGTTAGCATTTGGATTGTTTATTGCTGAAGCAATTGGCGTTGCTGAGGAATGGGTTTAATGGTTGTTGACTCTATCATATTCTTTAATGAATTGGATATGTTAGAGTTAAGACTATCCATTATGGCTGATCATGTTGATCGCATCGTTATCGTAGAAAGTGATCATACTTTTACTAACATAAAGAAACCATACTTCTTTGAGGAAAATGTTTCTAAATTTTCTAAATGGATAGACAAGATTGTTTATCTAAAAGTTAATTCACCATGCTTTGATGATCCGTGGATGAATGAAAGTTGGTCTAGAGATATGTTAAAGTCTGGATGGTATGGTCTTGAAGATAATGATGTAATCATCATGTCTGATGTAGATGAAATTGTTAGACCTGAGACTATCAATTATATAAAGAATACATCTAATTCTTACTATGGCTTAATTATGCCTGTATCTTATTATAAGTTTAATTATGTTGATGTCTTGTCTGATCAAGTGGGGTATGTTGCATGGGCTGGTGCCTATAGAGGTTATCATAATTCACAACCTAGTTCATTAAGAAAATTTAGAGAATATAAAAAAGATTATATTTTCTTACATCATGCTGGTTGGCATTTTAGTTGGATGGGTAATGATGAAGCCCTTTATAAAAAATTAAAAAGTTTTAGTCATACTGAAGTAGACATACCAGAGATAGAAGATAATCTAAAACATTTAAATTTTATTATGAATAATAAAATAGATCATATCAGAAGTGATAGGATGAAATATAGTGTAGTAGATTTGGATAGTTATTTTCCAGAATATATATTAAATAATAAAGAAAAATATAAAGACTTTATTCTTCCTGATACTGGTGAAAAAGTACTTGATCATTATAAATTTGAAATCTTACAATTACAGAGATGATTATGAATAGCATTGTGAAATATCCCGACTCTCTTCTTACAACCCCCACACAACCATTTAATTTTATGAAGCCACCAACAAATCCTGGTGATTTAGCTCTACAGCTAATGCAAGTAATGAATGATAATGATGGTGTTGGTTTAGCAGCCAACCAAATTGGCATACCATATTCAGTAATAGCTATTAAGGGTTATCCTGAAAATTTTGTATTTTTTAATCCTAAGATTGTTAATGAATCAGCAGAGACTGAATTGATGGATGAGGCTTGTTTATCTTTTCCTGGTGTCAACGTAAAAATTAAAAGACCTAAAGAAATTCGTCTTAGATTTCAAACACCATCTGGAGGTGTTGACACAAGAACCTTTAATGGATTAACAGCCAGAATTATCCAACATGAACTTGACCATCTTAATGGTGTACTTTTTATTAATAGAGCTAACAGATATCACAGAGAAAAAGCTATGAAAGGTTATTACAATGTCAAATAATATTAAAGAAGGTTTTAGAGTAGGTAATTATTTTTGTACTTTTCCACCTGGTGATTTTGTCACAGAAGATAAAGATGGTAATATGTTTGTAGCTGTTGACATTTTTAAAATAGACAGTGATAATAAGACTACAAAAGTGGGTGCTAATGAGATAACACCTGAATTAGAAGAGCAGATTGGGCTACAAATCAATGCTATGCTCGAGGCTGCTGTAGAACAAGGAATGCATGATGTCAAAGATTAAGGTCGCAGAACTATTTTATTCACTACAAGGGGAAGGGCAATATCTTGGTACTCCTTCAGTATTTCTTCGAGTTTTCGGTTGTAACTTCCAGTGTCCTGGGTTTGGTATGCCTCGCGGAAGTCTTTCTGTTGAGCGCCTCGATATCGATCCGAAAGAGTATACCGACTATAACTCTCTACCTCTTGTCCATACTGGTTGCGATTCTTACGCTTCTTGGGATCCTCGTTTTAAACACCTTTCGCCATTAATGGAAATTACAGAGATTGTAGACAAGATGCAGGAGATGCTTCCTGGTGGCAAGTTTGGACCAGATAAGCATTTGATCCTTACTGGCGGTGAACCTCTTCTTGGATGGCAGAAATCATATACAGAACTCTTTGAGGAAATTGGTAAGCGTGATATGAATCTAACCCATATTACTTTTGAAACCAATGGTACTCAAGAATTAAAACCAGGTCTTAAAGATTGGTTTGTATCCAATGATTATTTCCCATGGCTTGATATCACCTATAGTGTATCATCTAAGTTACCTTCGTCTGGCGAGAAGTTTGAAGAAGCTATTAAACCAGAAATCATTAAAGATTATTTTAATCATTCCTCTCTTGTATATTTCAAGTGGGTTGTATCTAATCAAGAAGACTACGAAGATGTATTAAAAGCTATTGATGCATATAGTGCTATACTTGGTCCTGTTATGGATCAGATTCCAATTTATCTAATGCCTGCTGGTGGCACTACTTTAGTTTATAATGATAATGAGAAGTGGGTTGCGGATCTCTGCATTAAGCATGGTTGGCGTTATACTCCTCGTCTACAAGTGCAGCTCTGGAAAAATCAATGGGGGACGTGATGAGAAAAAGTTCTGATATTATTGATGATTTTGTTGGTGCATTAGAGAAATTAGTTGATACTCTAGATGATGAGTGGTTTGCTAACAAAGAAGGTAGATGGCGGCAGGGTGACGAGATTCGTAATTCATTGATACCTGCTGCTAAAGATAAATTTAAAGAATATCTAGATGAATATATCGATCGTCGTATTGAAACATATTGTGAGAAGAATCACATTCAGCGTGTTAAATTTCAAGATTTTGAGGAGCAATAATGCAGCCCGTAGCTTATAAGTATACTTCTACCAAGGAATACCACAATGCCTTCCCTGTAGCATATCGCCAGTGGAAAGCTGATAGTCATTGCAATCTAATTCATGGATACTCATTCTCCATGAAGTTCCATTTTGGTACTAATGATCTAGATGCTCGCAATTGGGCAGCAGATTATGGTGGTTTGAAAGAGCTCAAGAAGGTTCTAGAGGATCAGTTTGATCATACTTTGCTTGTAGCACAGGATGATCCAGAGATGGAAACATATCTGTTGCTTCAGGAGAAGAAATTAGCTAAGCTAACTATTCTACCAAAACTTGGTTGTGAGGGCCTTGCAGATATGTTGTACAAGTATGTCAACGGAGTCTATATTCCTGATATGTGGGGTCAAGGTGAAGCAGAGAGCCTTTGGTGCTATCGAGTTGAAGTACGTGAGACAATAGCAAATATGGCCTTCCGTGAAGGCCATCGTGAATGGAATGAGGATTTGTTTGTATGAGTAAGAGAGAAGATTTTATAGCAATTAGAGAACATGATGCATATGATAGTCAGCGTTCAATATCAGAAAAAATTAAAGCAAAGTTGGAAAATGCCAATCATCGGTATTTTGCTAATGATAACATTAGTGAATATTTGGATGATGAGACAAGGGCTCTACTCATTGATGAGGTAGAATCACAATTTCAAGGTGTTCTTCGTTCATTGCTAATTGATGTTGACAATGATCCTAATTCTAAGGGTACTGCTCGTCGTCTAGCTAAAATGTATATCAATGAAATTATGTATGGGAGGTATCATGATGAACCCACTTCAACTTCATTCCCTAATGACGGATCGCATGGCACGGAGCCTTATCATGGTATGCTTGTTGTCCGTGTTGAACTTAAGTCTATGTGCTCTCATCACCATCAACCTGTTACAGGTACCGCTTACATTGGGGTCATCCCTTCTACTCATGTTATCGGGCTTAGTAAGTATATTAGGATTGCACAACATTGTGCGAGACGTGGCACTCTTCAGGAAGAGCTTTGCGGTGACATCGCCAAAGCAATAATGGATGCTACTAAATCTGAGAACGTAGCAGTATACATTGAAGCTAAACATGGTTGTTGCGAGAACAGAGGAATTATGGCCTCTAATAGTACAACACAGACCACTGTTCTTCATGGTCTATTCTATACGCAATCTGCTAAACAAGAATTCTTTGATAATATTAAGTTACAGAAGTTCACCTGTAACTAATTGAAATCATTGAATAAATTTAATTGTTGCCATTTTTTTCAAAATATCCTATAATTAATAATAGGAAATGGAGAGAAAAATGGCTTTAAATTTAGATCAATATGTAAAAGCAGTCTGGGCAGCTAAAGATATTAATTCTAAACGTGCTGCTATGAAAGACTTAATTACCAATTCTCATGCAAAAGCAGAGACGAAGAAATTGTCTCTCTATAAGATTGAATCTTTGGGTATGGCTCAATTGGATAAATTTGCTACCAATTATTCATTTTCTGGTGAAGGCATGAAGGTAAAGTAAGATGACAAAAGTAATTGATGTTCCATACAATCAAGAATTGAGAGATAGAATTTGGCCCGCATTCAAAGTTGATATTGAAGATAAGCATGGTCAGTCTGGTACAGAAGGTGCTAGAGGTGAAGCTAATGCTTTAAAGCTTCTTATTGAAAATTTTAATTATGGCACAATCATAAATCATTCTAAGGATGTTTGGGCACAATTATTTGGCATTGACTTCACATGCTTTAATTCCCGTAAAGATCATATTACAGTTGATGCTAAGAGTGGTAGATCATCATTGTATTGGGATCGTGAAAACAAATATTGGTATATCACTATTAGACCAGAATTCTTTAATGGTGAAAAGACAAACACCCACATTATGCATGTAGGTCCTAAGGGTGATCTTTTCGTGATTTATGAAAAAGAAAAGATGGAAGAGTTCATGCTGAATAGTAAACGTCTTATTCAAGATAAGTATGGTAAACGTCTTCGTCTTCAGGATTTTCCAGATTTTGTACAACACAATATTTCAGGATGGTAAATGACAAGAATTAATCTGGTCAATCCAGAAATATTAACAACAAGACATCTTGTTGCTGAGTATAAAGAATTAACTCAGATCATTTATCCTATGACAAGAACCGCTATCAAGGGTAATCTGGAATCCGTAAAGATTCCGGAGAAATTTTGTTTGAATGGTGGGCATGTTAAATTCTTTTATGATAAAGCCTATTATCTTGAAAAGAGATACATTGCTTTAAATATTGAATGTAAAAGACGAAACATTAAGATAAACGATGAACTTTTTGGTCAGCATTTATCCAGGTTTAAAAGAGAGTTCCCAGTGATTTGGTATCAAGATTGGGAGCCAGATCAAGAGGCTTATGACATTATTATTGAAAGAATTACCGAAAGGTTACTTCAAAAGCCTAATTTGTATCCTGATATGAATTATTTTATAGATAATTCCAAAATACCTGAAAAATACCTGTGGCCATAATTTCATAAAACCTGTATTATAAATATATTAACAGGAGAAGAGATATGTTGACATTCTCACAGCACCTCATGGAAGGCGCCCGTAAGGTTAAGGGTATGGACATCAAGAAAGTAGTTGATGATCCTGAATGGCAGGGTGTTCGTAAGTCTCTTATTGGTAATTGGATCCACAATCATGAACAGAATGTAAAGACTCTTCGTGCTTATTTTAATAAGCATAAGGATAGTCCTATTGCTGTTCGTCGTGTTGTTAATGTCTTGACAGGATCTGTTCATCGTACCGGTAAGACAAAAGGTCAGGCTTCTACCGATAAGCTTCGTAAGGATGTACGTATTCATTGGCGCAATATGCTAGGTGAACCTTATGATAAAGAAGATTACAAATATAAGACGGGAGCTATCTAATGACTGTTAATAAATTTAGTATGCCTTGGCAATTGACTAGAGTTCAAGCTCGTGAGTTGAAAGATCCTCATCAGAAGATTTCTCATGTTATGGGATTTTTAAATAAACATCCTACAGCTGAGAATCATGGTCGTGTTCTTAATTGGATGCGTATGACTGGTCTCGGATATAAGGGTGATGTTCGTGCTACATTTAATAAGCATGCAGATCATCTAGCTGCTAACAAAGACAAATATACATCACATGAGCATCATGATTCAGGTGATCTTTCTCATGTATCAGATAGCGATCTTGAAAAGGTTCATAAGGATCTTAAGAATCGCAAGTATGGATTTCAAATTAAGACAGTGCCTAAAGCACACACTGAGTATGTTGCAAAGTTAGCATCTGAAATTGAAAAGAGGAAGAAATAATGGTTTATGTTCCTTTAGTTAGTTCAGGCGGGCAAGTAATTAAAGATATTAAACTAAAAGCACCTAAAGGTTCTTTTGTGTATAATGGTAATGAAAAAATTGAACATGAGTCACCCACATCATATACTGTTCTTCAAAATCATAGAATCGGCATAAATAGATATAAGATTGATTTAAAACGCAATAGTGACGGTAAAGAATTTCATACATATAATTATAATATCCGAAAGAAATGGGATATTGTAGGAGACTGGCATTCACCTGAAAAAATTGCTCAGATGTTTGGCAAAAAAAAGGTAGATCCGGACGCTAATAAACCAAGACCTGAAAGAGCTTCTTTCTGGAAAATGAAGTCTAAACCTGGTACTCACAATTACGCACAAAAAGAAAGATTGAAAAAGATTCACTCTTTTAAAGAATTTGTAGAAACAAAGGCATAAAATGGCATTACAATCATTCAGAGAGTTTGTTGATTCATTTACTAATAAAGAAATGATCAAAGAAGGTCCAAAGACATCTGGTGGTAAAGATGTCTTTGTTAAAAATATTGCTAAATCAGCACACACTAGTTATAAAGCTGCTGGTGCAATTGCCGCTGCCGCTGGTCGTAAGAGACTAGGTAAAGCTGAGTTTGATAGACGAGCAGCTGAAGGTCGTAGAAAAGCAGCTAAAGCACACGCTAAGGGTGAGACATATAAAGGTTGATTTAATTCCCTTTATACTTTATATTTGATTATTGATGTTATATTATGGATGTGTGAATGAAAAAGCTGATTGCTCACGAAACCCCTCTATCTATTATGAAGTCAGACGATCATTTTAAGATCAATGACTATACCTATGTGCTTTTACATAAGCTCATAGAAGATCCTGAATACTATAATGCAGTTAAGGATATTATAAATGTTGGTGCCTGGACCTGGAATGGTACATCCCATCAAGTTTATCTAGATAATAGTTGCTTTGAGTTAGGAGCATCTCTTAGCAATGAATTGCTTCATGAATGGTGTTTAAAGATTCTACCTTCAGTTGTCATTCTTCCTGATACGTTAGGTAATAAAGAAGCAACAATCTCTCAGACTAATGAATTTTTAGCTTCTTATCCTGGTACAGTTAATTATGGTATGGCTGTTATTCAAGGTAATTCACCTGATGAGATGTTAGACTGTTATCAATACTTCAGAGATCTACGAGTGGGGGACTTTGATCAAAGCATTTATATGATTGGTATTCCGTTTGTATATTCGTGGGTGGAGAGAGATCCTTATATTCAAGCCAGAGAGAGATATCTTCTCCTGAAGCGGTTGAATGATGAACGCGTAGTAGATCATAATCGACCACATCATTTGCTTGGTACCTGGCAAGCTAAAGAATTTAATTATTATAGAGATTATAATTGGATTCGTTCTATTGATACATCTAACCCTATCATGGCAGCTATTGACGGCAACAAGTATACTGATATGGGATTGGATGAAAAACCAATTGCATCATTTGATAAAGTTTATGGTATGAATATTAGTGACATTGATATGGATTTGTTATATTATAATGTCAATAAGTTTAAGGAGATTGTGAATGGTTGATAAGATTAATCCAGATCATTATAAAGGAAATAAGACTGGTATTCAGGCTATTGATATTATTGAAATCTTTGATTTGAATTTCTCTCGAGGCAATGCTGTGAAGTATATTCTTCGTGCAGGACGCAAAGATGAAAAAGGTTATGATGCTTTGACTAAAGAGATTGAAGATCTCAAGAAAGCTAGATGGTATGTTGATCGTGAAATTGAAAGATTGATGGGAGTTCGTGATGAATCTAAGTGAAGCATTGGCAGCATTGCCTGATACTGATCAAAATGTAGTATCTGTTCTATCAGGTGGAATGGATTCATCTATTATGACATACATCCTTGTTGAGAAGTATGGTAAGGATCGTGTTTTTGCTCTTTCCTATAACTATGGACAGAAGCAAGTAAAAGAACTTGAGATGGCTGCTAAGACATGTGAATATCTTGGTATTGCTCATAAAGTATTGGATCTCGGAATTCTTGGTGATATTGTAAAGGATGTCAGCGCTAATATTGGCGGTACTGACGTGGCTATGCCAACCATCAAAGACGTTCTTGGAGATCCACAACCTAAAACATATGTGCCATTTCGCAATATGATTTTGAATGCCTTAGCATTCTCCTTTGCAGAATCTAATAAGGCTTCCCATGTCTTTACTGGATTGCAAGTTCATGATGAATATGGTTATTGGGATACATCACAGAAGTTTGTTGATAATATGAATGCGGTGGCTGGTCTTAATCGTACCCACAAGGTTAAGCTTGAAGCACCATTCAGTCAGTTAGCTAAGTGGGAAGAAATTAAGATTGCAGAGGAACTTGGTAATGTCAAACTTGAATACACTCTTACTTGTTATGATCCTGATGATGCTGGAAGGTCATGTGGTGTTTGCCCCAGCTGTTCGGAGCGTCTACAGAATTTTATTAGAGCTGGTGTTCGTGATCCTATTGATTATGTCGTTGGTGTCGAGTGGGATAGATTTATTTAATGTGCAGTATCATTGGTTCTTTCAATAAGGATAAGATCATTGACCTCGTAAAGTTGAATCTTTATAGAGGTCAACATTCTTATTCATATTCTTATTATAATCCAGAAGATAACACGATTCAGGTTAATCGTGGACTGGGTGAAATTCCTTTAGATGCTATTAACATCCCACCAGGTCATTATTGCATTGCGCATATGCAAGCACCAACCACTGATAACAAAGACATTAACTCTGTCCATCCTGCATGGATTGGTAATACACTTTTGTGGCATAATGGTATTGTTAAAACTAAATGGATTAATGAGAGAAAACAACAATATGAAAATGATCGATATAATACGTGGGATACATATTTGATTCTTCGTCAATATATCGATGATGGGCATTTGAATGATATTGATGGAACATTCTCTTGTGTTTACTATAGCCCGATGGAAGGATTGCAATTATTTCGCAATCTTATTTCACCTTTGTTTATTGATGATGATCACAATATCTCATCTACTAAATTTGAAAACTCACAATCATTGCCTGCTAATATTATCTGGACATTTAATCCAGGAGAAGGTATTATGAGAGATGGGATTTTTAATACTGTCGAAAACCCTTATTACGGAATTGATTTATGAGTATGATACATATTGCTTCAAAGAAAACCAAATCAGGTCTAACTAATATGTTGGAAGGTGATATCCAACCTAATGCTGTTGATCTTAGATTGGATAAGGTATTGGCTATCAAGCCTGTACTATTTACTATTGGTGAGGTTGATGGTAAAGAACAAAAGCTACATCGTGGTTCTCAAGAAATGCGTCCTGACGCAGATGGTTATTTCTATTTGAATCCAGGTTCATATGAAATTGTTATGGAGAACATTATTAGTGTAGGTGAAGGTGAGGCTGGATGGGTTATCACTCGTTCAACATTAAACCGTAATGGTGTTTATATCACTAGTGGCCTTTATGATTCAGGTTATGATGGTGTTATGGCGGGCACACTTCATGTTACAGGCGCTCCTGCTAAGATTAAGAAGGGAACACGTGTAGGTCAATTCTTACTCTTCAAGTCAGAATCATTGAAGAAGTATGATGGGGATTATGGTCTTGGTAAAGAACATGATAAAAAATATACTTAATTATATTAAATATTCTAATTTATTAATAATATTTAATCTCAATCCATTCTCGTGGCATATTGATTTCAGTTGGGTCACCAAGAATGATATGGATCCGGGATTGGTTGTTGATACATATTTAGAATTTGGTCCAGTAAAACTAGTATTATGGATCGATAATGGTTCTTGGTAATAATAAGGAAAAATAAAAAATGGAAATTAAAATTGATATTGATGCTCTAAGACAACGTAAGCTATTTGTAGCTACCCCAATGTATGGTGGTATTGCAGGTGGTATGTATACTCGTTCATTGTGTGACTTAACTGCTCTCTGTGTTCGTTATGGAATTGAAGTACGTTCTTACTTCTTGTTTAATGAATCATTGATCACACGCGCACGTAACTATTGTGTTGATGAATTTATGCGTTCTGATTCTGAACATCTTTTGTTCATTGACTCTGACATTGGATTCAATCCTCAGGATGTTATTGCTATGATGGCATTGCAGACTCCTGAATCTGATTATGATGTTATTGCAGCACCATATCCTAAGAAGTGTATTACATGGGAAAAGATTAAGTTGGCTGTTGATAAGGGCATGGCTGATCAAAATCCAAATCAACTTGAAGACTTTGTTGGTGACTTCGTTTTCAATCCTGCTATTGATGACACTGAAGAATCCCGCACCATTCGTTTAGATGAACCTGCACAGGTTCTTGAGACTGGTACAGGCTTCATGATGGTTCGTCGTAAAACCTTTGAGAAGTTTGCTCAACATTATCCTCAATATTCTTACAAGCCAGATCATGTTCGCACAGAAGCATTTGATGGTTCACGTGAAATTCATCAGTACTTCCAGGCTGAGATTGATGGTCTTGATCGTGTTGGTGCTCTTACAGAAGCTATGAATCGTATCAAAGAAGCCCGTTTAAACGATCCAGACCAGATTGCTAAGATGATTGATGATATCATGGCTGATATTGAAGATAAGGCTAGCAAGAGATCTAAGCGTTATCTTTCAGAAGATTATTGGTTCTGCCAGCTAGTTCGCAATATGGGAATGAAGGTATGGCTCTGCCCTTGGATGCATCTACAACACACAGGCACATACGTGTTTGGTGGTAAGCTTCCTGCGTTGGCCTCAATTGGTGCTTCTGCAACAGCAGATGCTGATCTTCTTAAGAAGTTTAAGAACGGTGGTCAACCACAAGTACCTCAGGTACAACCAGTATCTTTGAACAATTCTGAACTTCTCAAGAAATTTAAAAAGGTTTAATGGGGTAATTATATTATGAAGTTAAGTGAAAATACAATTAACATTCTCAAGAACTTTGCCTCTATTAACCCATCTCTGTTGGTTAATCCTGGTGATGTTCTAACAACGATGACAGTCACTAAATCTATCTATGCAGTGGCTACCGTAGAAGAGACATTTCCTAGCAGGTTCGCTATCTATGAAATGTCTAAGTTCTTGGGTGTGATCTCCTTGTTCAAAGAACCTGAATTTAATTTTGGAACTAAGCAAGTAAAGATCTTATCTGAAAATCAATCTGTGAATTATACGTTTGCTGATCCTTCTATGATTGTTGCACCAGACCCTAATAAGTCTATCAATTTTCCGGCGGCTGATGTTGAGTTCTCCATTTCTCAGGAAGAACTGCAACGTGTAGTGAGAGCCACAGCAGTTCTACAGTTGCCGGATATTGCAGTGGTAGGAGATGGCCAAACCATCACTATCACTGCTACCAATTCTAAAAATCCAACTACTGATATTTTTGGTATTAGTGTTGGTGAGACGGATAAAACATTCTCAATGTATTTTGATGTCTCTGATATTATTAAGTTGATTTCAGCAGACTATAGTGTTAAGATATCAGCTAGAGGGCTTTCACAATGGAAGTCCAGTAATGTCCTTTATTATGTAGCCACTAAGGCTAATAGTTCGTTTACAAACTGAGGTGATAAAAAATGGATGAGTTCTTATGGGTAGAAAAATATCGCCCTAAGACCATTGATGATTGCATTCTGCCGGAGGGTCTTAAACAGACCTTTCGGCAATTTGTTGTCAATGGTGAAATACCTAACTTATTACTAACAGGAACAGCTGGTGTTGGTAAGACAACAGTAGCCAAGGCTATGTTAGAACAAATTGGTGCTGACTATATTGTAATCAACGGGAGTATGAATGGAAACATCGACACGCTTCGTAACGACATCCAACAGTTTGCTTCCTCAGTATCCTTTTCAGGGGGCAGGAAATATGTTATCCTTGATGAGGCTGACTATCTTAACGCAAACTCCACACAGCCAGCCCTTCGAAACTTCATGGAAGAGTTCTCGCGTAATTGTGGGTTCATTCTCACATGCAACTTTAAGAACAGAATCATCGAGCCACTTCATTCAAGGTGCTCTGTCGTAGAATTTAAAATAAATAAGAGTGAATATCCAAAGCTAGCTGCACAGTTCTTTAAGAGAACATGCAAGATTCTGGAAACTGAAAATGTTACATTTGATAAAGCCGTTGTTGCTGATCTTGTTTCTAAGCATATGCCTGATTGGCGTCGCGTGCTTAATGAGTTACAGAGATACTCCGTAAATGGAACAATTGACTCCGGCATATTTGTTAATCTATCTGATGATTCTTTTAAATCTCTTGTAGGGTTAGTTAAAGCTAAGAACTTCGCAGAGGTTCGTAAATGGGTTGGTGAGAATTTAGATTCTGATTCTACTGGTTTATTTCGTAAATTTTACGATCAAGCTTATCAGTTTATCAAACCAACTTCTATTCCTGAGTTAGTTTTAATTATTTCTAAGTATCAATATCAAGCTGCTTTCGTGGCTGATCATGAAATTAACCTTACTGCTTTCTTAACTGAATGCATGATTAACATTGAGTTCCAATGAGCAATCCTTTTGACTTTGTCACTAACATTAATGGAGCTAAAAAGGATTTGATTAGGGAATCAGATAACCCTGATCTTATGGAAAAATTATACAACCCGTTCCTAGTAAATAGGGCTTTATCTTATTTTGTAGACACAATCATGTATGCTAATGAGATAAACCAGTCAAAACACATTGATTCAGCACTTCAAAATGATTATTACCTAAATAGTATACGATCTGGAAAAAGGTTTTCAAAGTGGGCTAAGCCTGTTGAGAATGCTGACATAGAAAGTATACAAGAATATTATAAAATAAGTTACATGAAGGCTTTGGATATTAGTAAAGTTTTATCCAAAGAACAAATTGGCCTTATAAAAACAAAAATAATAAAAGGTGGTAATCATGTTCAATCTAAATCAACTGGTGGAAGTGACCCTTAATAATGCCGAAGATTTTTTAAAAGTAAGAGAAACACTTTCCCGTATTGGTCTAGCATCTAAAAAAGAAAATACGCTATATCAGTCCTGCCATATTCTCCATAAGCAGGGTAAATATTATATAGTTCATTTTAAAGAATTATTCCTTTTGGATGGTAAAGAAGCTGATTTTTCTGAAGGTGATATTTCTAGAAGAAATAGGATTGTTATCCTATTAGAGGAATGGAATCTTATTAATCAAGTTGACCCTCAAAAGACAGATGATCCCGTAGCCCCTCTAAATCAGGTCAAAATTATCCCGTTTAAGGATAAAAACAACTGGAATTTGGTAACAAAATACACAATTGGGAACAGATTTTAATCAAAAAACCGGGTTGCTTTATTTTTTAAAATATCGTATATTAATAATATGATGAAAACAGTTCATAAATCCGCACCTGCAAAAGCGCTGGCTGATCGTAAATATCACCGGCGCATTGTGCTATCTAAAAAAGGTCGGGGTTCATATAGCCGTAAGAAGTTGGAGAAAGTAAATGCGTAAGATTATTTTAGCTTTGACTGCCACGATTGCCATGACCTCAATGGCTCATGCTGATAATTATGATTGGCAGCATCGCCGTTATGAAGGTCATCGTGAATATCGCGGTAATGGTGGTGGTAATTGGGTTGCACCATTGTTTGGTGGTTTGATTGTTGGTGGAGCTTTGATGGAAATGTCACAACCTCGTTATCAACAGCAGTATCAACCTGTTTGCCGTAAGGTATTTGTTGGTAATGTGATTGTAGATAATCAGCAAGTTGAAGCTTATAAAACGATTTGCCAATAAATATTATATGATTACATTTAAAAGTTATCTTCAAGAAAATGCTAGTTCAACCCTTCATGTTTTTGACGTGGATGATACTTTGGTTCATTCCAATGCTAAAGTTCATGTCAAGAATGCAGATGGACATACAGTTGAAAAATTAACAACTTCTGAATATAATCATCACAAACTACCACCAGGTCATCATTATGATTACCATGAATTTAGAAGTGCAAAGGTTTTTAGTCATTCTCATCCTATTAAAAAGATGATCAGAACGATTAATGCTACCCAAGCCACTACTTTAAGAAATCCTAAGAATAAGGTTGTTATTAATACAGCTCGTGCAGACTTTGATAATAAGCATAAATTCTTAAACACCTTATCTCAACACGGCATACTTCACATGGATAAGATTCATGTGCATAGGGCTGGCAATATACCTGGTAATGAAAAGCCAGCTGAAAAGAAATTAACATTTATTCGTCATCACTTAGATACCCATCCTTATACTCATGTAAGAATGTATGACGACAGCCATGAAAATCTCAAGGCTTTCCTGGGTTTGAAAAAAGAATATCCTCATGTCAGATTCCATGCATATCATGTGCATCCTGACGGTACAATGAAAAAATATTCTGAGTAATTTTCAAAATACCGGTTGATTTAATTAAAAAACTAGCCTAATATAATAATGTAAGATGAAATTGTAGCCGATACATAATGGAGAAGTGAAATGGCACATGAAGTTGAAACAATGGCTTGGGCTGGTGAAACCCCTTGGCACGGTCTTGGTGTTGAAGTTCATAATGATCTGACACCGGTTCAGATGTTAGATAAAGCAGGCCTTAATTGGACTGTTGATAAGTATCCTACCTTTTGTGAGGTAGATGGACAGAAGGTAATTACTGAAGATCAGGCTTTGGTACGTTCTTCTGATAAGTCAATCCTCTCTGTTGTTTCTGATGATTGGAAACCAGTACAGAACCATGAAGCATTTGAATTCTTCAATGAGTTCGTGATGGAAGGTGATATGGAGATGCACACCGCTGGATCTCTTAAGCAAGGTAAGAATGTATGGGCCTTGGCAAAGGTTAAAGATTCGTTTGAGATTCTTGGAGGCGATCGTGTTGATTCTTATCTTTTGTTTTCTAATCCTCATGAGTATGGTAAGTGCGTTGATATTCGGTTTACTCCGATTCGCGTCGTTTGTAATAACACTCTTACTTTATCTCTTGCTGGCAAAAGTGATCTTATGGTTCGTCTTAACCATCGTCGTAGTTTTGAGCCTGAACTAGTCAAGCAGACTCTTGGTATTGCTAAGAACAAGATGGGTACATATAAGGAAATGGCAGAGTTTCTTTCATCAAAGAACTTCTCTGTGGATTCTCTTAGCAACTATCTCAAGGAAGTGTTTCCTTCTCTTACTAAGAAGGACAACTCTGTGATGTCTCGTCCTGCAGAACAGGCTTTGGCTGTTCTTGAGACTCAGCCTGGCGCAGAGTTTGGCAAGGGTACGTTCTGGCAGGCATTCAATGCCGTGACGTATACGACTGACCATTTGCTTGGTCATTCACAGGAGACTCGCTTGCAGTCTGCCTGGTAT